CTACTTTAGGAATATTTTTGCGGAGATCACGGTCAGTCTGTGCCATCAATTTTCTTGCTTGATCGTACTCAACTTCATGTTCATCACCACTGAGGTCTGTATACTCACCACCATCTGGATTTTCCATCAACCAATCTCGGAGATGCTCTGCATCATCCTCCCTTTGCTTGACTTCTTTGATGGTCGTAAGGTCTTCAAAACGATCCATGCCTTTCTCTTCGACTTTCTGCCGTTGCGGTTCAGCTTTCTCTAGTTCCTCAATTCTGGATCGGAGTTCAGCAGTTTCTTCTTCCGCTTTATTCCTTGCCTCGATTAATTTACCAATTCGTTTCTTGACTCCATCTGAATCACCCTGTGGTTCTGGTTCTTCTGGTTCTTCACCAACTTCACCTTCTTCACCCTGCTCTTCTTCAAGTTCCTCACCCATTTCCTCTTCTGACTCATCAGTGGATTCCTCCGAATACTCAGCGGACTCCTCTGTTTTATCTTCCGATGCACTTTCAAATAACGATGCCATTCCGCTTGCCTCGGCAATATCTCCGAAACTTACTAGATTTGGACTTTCCTGTTCTTCTGCTTTTGGAGGTGCGACCTCATTTAATTCTGTCATTTTTATATCGAGACGATGATAGTTACTCTTGGATTTCGCCAAGGACGATAGACCCATCAATCGATGCAGAATTGACCACTCGCAAGTGATCCGTTGGAGTTGCAGTTAGTTGCGGTCTACGAACCGATACCAAGTAAGTCTAGTGAGTTGTTTTTGGACTTTGTTCCAATGACTTCCTGCGTGAACTTCCATCTCTCCAGACTCTACGGCATCTTTTAATTGCTGACGGCATTTACATGAACCGTAGTTTGAATTATCGATAAATTCTTTTGCGGTGAACCAATCTTCCCCCTTGGGTTCATTTCCACCCTTGATGTTTAAACGGTCTATATTTTTAGCCCAATTTATTGCCATAAAAATTTTCCATCAAACCTACGAACAGGGTAAATCGCCCAAGACTTATTAGAGTAATATCCGTAGACCCAACCTGCCTCATGTGCTAACCGATTAACCTTTGCTCGATTCCAATCCATTGCGGTTGTTGCAAGGCAACCTGCGGATACTCCTGTGCATCCACCCATCTTTGGAATTGATGCAAATTGGAACGAGTGGATGTGTCCATGAACTACTGCCCCACCCTGCACACCAAAAGTTTCAGCGTGTCGCTTAGTCGCAGTGATTCCATGATAAAAACCGTGGACAAAATTTATTTTCCCAAGTGATAAAATTCCCTTGTCTACATCATAGGGATAAATTTTGCACTTCATAGAACGGCAAATTTTCTCGATATCCTTGATGCCCATTTTGGCAGTATCACGAATCAAACCAATAGAGTGCTTGTGTGCCGTTTGCCAGAGTCTGTCATCGTGGTTACCCAGTAAGAAATGGTGTGGTCTCCATTCTTTTAAAAACTCCATTCCTGCTTCCACATCTGCCTCCATCGAGGCATTTCTTTCAGCAGGATCAGCATTCCTCATTAGTGGAGAAAAATCAAAAAGGTCTCCACCAAAAATGCGAATATCTGGGTTAAATTCTTTTGTAAATTTTAACAGTTCTGCGGTTGCCTCGTAGTCCTGTTTGTCACCATGTAAATCCGAACAATAAATAAACGATTTCATTCTTCCTCCTTCACTTCGATTACCGACATATTGGCAATCAGTTCAAATTTTAATGTGTCCAAGACTCCGCAAACTTGCCGTACTGTGAATCCTTTTTCTATTTCCCCTTCAACTATTTCATTTAACTGCTCTTGTAATTCGTCTTCCCAGTCTTCCATTGTCGGTATTCCTCTATTTTGGATTTTAAGGTACTAATTGCATCTACCCTGCCACTGGCGTGGGAAAGTTCATTTGAAGAAAGTTTTGGATCAGAAACATCATTTACCGCAGACAAAAGATGTGAGTCGATCACAGTGTCAATTGCTTGCCAAATTTTTGAGTCCTCACCGTATTCTGAAAATATTCTACTGACATCTTCAGCTTTCATTGGTTCTGGATATTTCACCAGAGTTGCTCTGCGTTTAAACAGTCCGATCATTGTTGTCCTCCCATTACTGGTTTCACCCCAACTCTTCCAATCTGTGCGTTCTCTTTCTGAGACATTCCGAACTGTAAATACTTCATTCGATTATCTGCAAGTTGCTTAACTAGTGGTTTCTCTGACATCTTTTGTTGAAGTTCTTGAGACGATTGCAAAATCTGTTGAGCCACTTGCGAACGAAGTTCAAAATTCACACCCTCTTTTGGTGGTGGTTCAATTTCATTCATTATTCTCACCCAACTTAATTGCTCATCCTCAATTTCTTTTTGTGAGGCACTTTGCTTGTCCATGACCACTTGTTTTGCGAGCATTGGGTCAATTGATTCTGCAATGATTTCAAGTAGCTTAGAACGGTCTAATGCACCAGTCACATCGAACTGGGTCAACTTGGTGACTGCATCCAATTTCTTCTCCATGAACTCTTGATTAAGCACATCGACTGAGAACCTCAAGGAGAGGTCATATCGTCCTGCAATGTCATCCTGCTGAACCGCAATTTCTTCCACCGCACCACCTGTTAATCGTGATACAAATTCTGGAGGCAGATACTGTTGGCAAAGACTTAAAGCTTGCGATAAAGCCTCTCTCCACGAGTCTAACCAACGATTCACCATACACTGTTGGTATAGTTGTTTCGCCTCTGGTTTCATTGGGTCACCAAAGTACCTTTCCGCATCCATGATTGTTGCCTGTTCAGCTTCAATACTCCCCTGCGATGGAACTGGTGGATTCAACCACTGGATATCATCTGGACGAGTAATTGTCATCTGAGAAGCAGGTGCGACAAGTAAATTCAAACCTCCCCTGCGAGCATTTACAAGTAGTGGAGGTATGACACTAATTTGACTCGCATCGTTCCTTAAATCTCGTTGTACCTTTGCTTCGTATTGGTTCGTGGCAACTAATTCTGGGATTCCTCTGGAGTCAAAAATGGATCGTGATAATCGTTCACGAGAAAATAAAACAAAGGGCATTTGGTTGTGACCGTATTCAAGCATTGAGTGCTTGCCGTAATTACCCTGCACATGACTTGAAAACGCAGTGCAGTAAATTGCAGGTACATTTGTATCCTCATCATATTGCCGTTGATATGCGGTGAAGATTTCGTAGAGACCATCGAAATCTCCTTCGACTCCCTTTCCTAAAACATTCACTCCGATCTGGATGGGATTTCTATAATCGTATTCCGCTACTCCAGAAACTCCTTCCGCTTTTTCTAAAACTTCTTCAACAAAAGATTCATCGTAACCCTCGGTAATAATTTTTTCACGAAGTTCAGTTTCACTTAACCATTCCCTTCGCATAATGACACGAGCACGGTCAAGTTCGGTGCAATTCGCATCAACAAAAATATCGTCATACAATTTATGAGCGACAAATCTAGGACGATTCTCGTGTTGAGTTGGTGCAGGTAATTTTGTCTCTCCAGTTTCACGAAATTCTTTTAATCCCTTTTTAAGTACTTTTGGTTTAACCCCTGCAAAAACTTGCCCCATAATTGCAAGTGCCTGTTCTTCCATATCTGGATCACGAAGAAGAGTTATTAATTCTTCAACATCCGATTCCTGCCCACCTGCTTCTTGCACCATCATAATCACATCTTGGATGCTGAATTTCTTCATCCGCATGATTACTTCCTGTTGCCAGTAGACTCCTAAAATCCCAATTGCAGGTGAACCAGAAAACATTTCTTGGGCAAGTAATTCTACTTCCCTACGAAGTTCTGGGAGCATTCTTTGCTCTAAGAAATATGAAAGTGTATCTCGCCAGTAAGATGCCTTTTTTGTGTCACTGGTTTCAACTCCAGAGACATTCATATTTGACCGAAAAAATGCCTCAGTCACCATATGAATGTGCTCATTAATCAAACGGTCTGCCAATCGAATCTGGATGTCACTGGCATTCTCCCAAGGTGTAGGACGGTGACCTAAATGTTCTTCATGCTTTCTACCGTCATCAGACTGACCTTCCCATCGACAATAGCGGACATCCTCAAAGTCATCTCTCCTGCGAAGATTCCTACCTGCATCCTCCAAGATGTCAGAAAGCTCAGATTGCAAGGCATCAATATCTGGTTCATTAGATACCTTATTTTTATCGGAGTCGTACTGGTTCATGCTTGAACCCCACTTTCCAATAATTTTTCAATATCTTTGCGGACGAAAAATGCCCTCGCACCTTTCCGCAAATATCTAGGGATTATTACTCCCTCTTTGACCCATGCGGTCATTTCGTGATCGGCTAAACCCAACCACTCCATCACCTCTCCTCGCCTCAATAAGGCTTTTTTTGGTTCTTCTCCTGCCATTCCCCAAGGGGAGTAACAGAAGAAAAACTAGTCAAATTATTTCTTTGATTTAGCCTTGACAACCATCATGTCAATGGTTCTCCCAACCCCTTCTGGTTGGCTTAATAACCAGTGCTTTGTTTCTTGTGCAATTGTTGTAGTTAATTGAGTACGCTTTAAATCTTCTGGCATTTTTGGTCTACCAGATTGATTTGGTCTTTTTCCACCCCACCGTCCTTCGTCCTTTAAATTATCTTTTTCGCTCATTGGGATTAACCTTGGTTTTAATTATTGGATTAGGCAAGCTACAAATAACTTTTGTGTTAGAATTTATGTAAATCAATTTACCCTCCATAGCGTGATCGACTAGTGCATCTTCTGTTTGCTCACCACTTTTAGAAATGGGCAGACCAAGAATATCGAGAAACCGTCCTGCTATTTCTTCAATTAGTTCTTCACTCATTGATTAAATCCTTTAAATATTGTGCCGTTGCCTTCAACTCAATTATGATATCTGCCAGTGATTTCTCTTCTACTTGAGAATTTTCTGGAAGCTTTGCGTTAATTTCTTCTTCCGCTTGATTGCGGTACTCGATGTAATTTTCTTCGTCTTTAAGACTTTGATTCGTTTCGATCATAATAGTTCTGAGCGAACACACCAGAGGAGAAATACCACCTCTGATGCGAACGCAATTGCTAGGATTGTGTCTGGGTTCATAATTAAGACAATAATATTAATTATTATATAATGCAAGAAGTTCTTGTGTCATAAAGTTGCAATGTCTTTTATTGAGTGAATGTCCTTTAGGTATCGGACTTGTTGAATCAAATCTCCGCTAAGAATATTAATTGCCTCCAATTGTTGGAGGGTATCACCCTTTCCAGATTGGCATTTGTTTGCCAATTTCTGGATGGTCTTCTTAGCATTAAATATTCTTTCCTTAGTTTCAGAAAACTCCTCATCACCTTTCCACTCCCAGAGTGCCTTAGCGTTTTGTTTATTCATCATCAGTCAAAGTTTCCCTCAGTTCGTCCCAGTTTATTTCTTTTAAATCTAAAAGGTCACTGAAGAATCTGTATGCCGTTGTGAAGTGAGATGGCACTGGGTCAGTCAGAGAATTTTGTGCCTCTTCCAGTTCCTCTTTTATCCAATCAAGGTCATCTGGTTTTGGTTCGTACCAAGCAACGATTAACCAAGTGGCACGGTTCGTCCACCCATTGTATTTTGTATTTTCACTCATATTTAATTCCTAGACTTAAGAGATGTATTGACATTTAAGAATATTTTCTTGAATGCCCAAAAGAGTATTAAGTCTTTTTTGCGAGGTGTCTTGCACCGTGATTTGGTTTGTTGTTGGTAACTCATCAGTTCCACTTAGCCTTTCCTCTAAGTATGATGGCATTGCCAACAATTCTACGATTCGCAATCATTGTTGCCATTCCGTTAATATCTAAACCTTTCAACAAACCTTCCTCATTGACCAACATTTGGTCACCGTCAGAAAGTTCGATTAGCTCAACGAATCCTCCGACCATTTTTTGAGCTTTTTCTAAGCTAGGTTTCTCTTCTGCAATTACCCAAACACTTGGGTCTTCTACTGGTTTTTCCATAATTATTGTTCCTCTATTTTTTCGATTACTGATTCTGATAAAATTTTCAAGTCTACTAAACTATCCAGAAATACTGACTTAGCTTTGCGGAGTGCGTTTTCACTTTCCTCTCCACGAATGTAATGATTTCGGAGGTGAAAAGACTCGTGCGGTATCTTCTCAAAAAGTTCTAGAACTCCGATATTGAACTCATTCCACTCGGTTAAGAGTGAGGCTTTAGAATTTCCGTTCAAGTGAACGGTAGGTGTGATTGCTTCTGGGTTAATGCTCATAATTTTTAGTTGATGTAGCAGGTCAATTCGTACCTGCCAGATGATAAACGATAGATAACCACACAAGCATACTTTCTGGTGTGCTTGTCCTTAATGGTATCGACCTTAAAGTTCCAACGCTCAGTGGTCTCATAAGTGACACCTCTCCAAGTCTCGTCATCGAACTCAGATGACTTAGCTTCATTGAGACGGAGGAGGTTAATTCGGACATCTGCAATGCAATCTGCGAGAGTGTCGTGGTAAGATGATGTGCGGTTCTTGATCATGTTTAATACAATAAATTTATTTATTTGAAATAGCAAGTGACAGTTGTGTCATAAACTTATTTTCTCCATTATTTTCTCAAACGATAAACCATCGTTTTCATGCGGTTGGATTTTAGACTCCCACTTGGAAAGAAATTTTTCTAACTGTCTCTTGTCTTTAACAAAGTCTTTATAGTCTCCGTCACTTGGGTCAGTCACTGACACTGAATCATTCGCCCAATAGAGGTGATGCTTTGCCTCATCAATGAGGTACTTGTCACCGTAATGCTTGTCTGCATTTTCCTCCGATATGCGATCCACATCATTAAACTGATGTTCCAGTTCTGCTACTTTATAGGCATCTTTTATTATTTCTCTCATAATTATCTTTCGTAATTTTTATAGTCTCCTTATGCGTTTTGATTAACTGGAGTTAATTCTCCATAGTAATAATTTTCAGTACCACTAAGACTTACTGAAAAAGATTTGTCTGCGTAGTTTCTGCAATATGTTGCCCTTTCTTTATGAGCATACTCCTCAAACTTAGCTAAATATTCTTTTCTGTAAACTACTGATATCTCCTCTACTACATTAGCTTCTTTTTCAGAGAATGGATACTTTAAGTAAATAGTTAATTTTCGTGGAGTCTTTGCATCGATAAGGCGAGTAACTTTACCTAACTTTAAATCTAGCTCTGCTTCGACATTATAGAGGTTATCCTTACGACCTTCTGCTTGTGCCTCTCTGCGAATCTTGCGTACACCGATTAATCTTTTCTTAAAGCCAACTGATAACTTATTTAATTTCTCTAGTGAGAGGCTTTCAAGGTGAGTGAGATATGTGGATAATTTGTTGTTCATAATTAAGACAATAATTTATATTAGTATGTAATGCAAGTCCTAAATGAAAATTCTGTATGTGAGTCAAGGAATCACTAAGGGTATACCCCTTAACCGTACCTTAGAAACCCAGTGTTTATGCGGTTCTTAGCCGAATATTAGCTACAGAAAAATAATTAAAAAAAATAGTGAGGTACACTAAATCCGAAAGTGTACAACTTCTCGTACAACTAATCTCCCTGCCAAAGAAAGATTGGAGTCATTTCTCCAACATAAGCACACCCTATATTGTGATCAAAATCCTCTATTGCCTCTTCCATGCTTAAATTATCCTTAATCATTTTCTGCTCAATAATTAATTCAATAGAGTAAATTGCCTTACCCTCTTTATATTCCTTACCCACAATACACTGATCGTACCCATCTACTATTT